CTTGGAACAACACCTTCATTAATGATATTTAAAGATAGAGATAATACTAGAGATTGGATTGTTTATCATAAAGATTTAGGTGCAACAAAATTTATTAAATTAAATTTAACAGATGCGTCAGGAACAGCTTCAGCTTATTTTAATGATACTGAACCGACTTCTAGTTTATTTACAGTAGGTTCTGGAACTTCAGTCAATAATTCTGGCACAGATTACATATCCTACTGCTTCGCAGAGAAAAAAGGCTACAGCAAGTTTGGTAGTTACACAGGTAACGGAAGCACCGATGGTACGTTTGTTTATACTGGATTTAAACCAGCTTTTGTTATGATGAAAAGAACTAATACCACAGGAGAGTGGGGAATGTTTGATAATAAAAGAGATTCATTTAATGTTGCAACAGCAGAATTAAAAGCTAATGCATCTGATGCAGAAGAAGTAAATGGAGCAATAGATTTTTTATCACAAGGTTTTAAATTAAAAGCAACTTCTGCCTTTATGAACGCTTCAGGAAGTACATATATCTATATGGCATTTGCAGAAAACCCATTAGTAGGAACAAATAACATTCCAGCAACTGCGAGATAATGGCTAGAAAATTTAAGGAATTTACAAAGTTAGATACAAAAAGAGCAAAGAGACCAGGTAGACATTCAAAGTCACCTAATAAACGTAAAAGATTATCACACAAAAAAAAATATAAAGGACAAGGAAGAGTATAATGGCAGATCTAGCAACAGGTGCAGTAACACCTTCACAAGCACAACAGACAGGCAGTAAGTCTGCTGTAAGTTTAGTTGAGAGTTTATTAAGTACTCCTACATTACCTCAAGGTACAACAATAACTCCTCAAGTACAGCAGGTACAACAACAAGAATTATTATCAACTCCAGGTGTAACTGGAACGGTAGCTGCAACATCCCCTACAGCAACTGCAGGTTTGGCTGCAACTTCTGCTGCGGGTACAGCGGCTCAAGTGGGTGCTATAACTCCACAAACAGCTGCACAATATCAAGCTGCATTAATTGGACAAGCACCTACAATGCAAGCTGCACAAGGAACTGTAACGGCTCCTATGACTGCAGCCCAACAGTCTTTAGCTAATCTAGATCCTAGAGCAACTGTACAAGGTCAATTAGCAAGTATCTCTCAAGATATACAACAGTCAGTACAAACAGGTTCACCTTTACCTGCATTTGCTAGAGGTGCTGCTGAAGCTGCAAAAGCTACAATGCAAGCTAGAGGTTTAGGTTCTTCTACAATGTTAGGAGAAGCTTTAGCTGAAGGTATATTACAATCTTCTGTTCCTATTGCTGCTGCTGATGCTGAAACTTATAAACAAGTTATATTCCAGAATTTAGCTAATAACCAGCAAGCTGCGTTAGTTAATGCTCAATCATACTTACAGATGGATTTATCAAATCTATCTAATCAGCAACAAGCTAACCTACAAAATTTACAAGCAAGACAACAGCAGTTACTAACAGATAATGCTGCAAGAAATGCTGCACTTCAGTTTAATGCGACTAGTCAAAATCAAGTAAATCAATTTTATGATTCATTAAATGCAAACATTCAAGAACAAAATGCTAAACGAATGGATGCTATGAATCAATTTAATATATCTGAAGTTAATAAAGTAGAAGCTTTAAATGCTAAAAATGCTACAGCAATAGCTGATGCAAATGCACAAAGAGAAGCTGCAATAGCACAATTTAATGCTACACTTGAAGATGCTAGACAAAGATTTAATGTAGAGAATCAAAGAATTATTGATCAATCCAATACAACTTGGAGAAGACAAATCAATACTGCAAATACAGCAGCTATTAATGCTGCTAATGAAACGAATGCAATGAACTTATTAAACTTAAGTAACTTTGCATTATCATCACTATGGCAACAATGGAGAGATGAAGCATCATGGGTTAATGCTGCATCTGAAAACGAAGCTAATAGAAATCACAACTTAGCTATTGCTGCTTTAGAAAGAACAACTACCTTTGACTTACAAAACTCTGCACAGAAATCAGCACTCTATGCAATGTTAGGTCAATTTGGTATGAGTGTATTTAGTAATTATAATCCATAGGAGTAATCATGCAAGACTTAAAAACAATATTTAATAATGCTGTAAGAAATGTAGCAACAAGAGCAGCTACAGATTGGACAATGGGAAGTACAGATCCAGACCCAGGTGGAACTTATGAAGATGGTGTTTGGAAACCATCAAAGAAAAGTCCTTGGGAAAAAATAAAAGAAGCATATAAGAAAACTTCACAAGAAGCAGCTAAAGGTACTTTTTATAATACCTATTTAAATACATTAAATATGTTAATGAAACAAAAGAAAACATTACCAGGTAAAGTAGGTATTGGTATGGAATCTCCAAGAACTTATGGTGGTCAAGCACCTGGAAGAAGTAAAGTTGGAACTGCAAGTTATCAAGAAAAACTAGGAGAAGTACAATCAAGAATGAGAAGATTCGCAACGGCAAAATATTATGCAGGAATAGGTGGATATGGCAAATCGTAATATACCTTTATCAGATTCAACACAAGAGCCTCAAGTCAATCCATTTGATGCTCCAGTACCAGGTCAATCTTTAACAGATACTCCAGGTAATTATCCTTGGGAGCATCCACCAAAACATACTGACCCAGAAGAATTATTAGAAAATCTTTGGGAAAGAATTACTACACCTCAAGCATTAGAAGAGATGATTGCTATGATGGATGCAGGTGTACCTGTAGAAGCTATTGTTAGAGTTATTACATTTGCAGGATTTACTGAAGGTGAATTTAGTCCAGATGTAGGATTCTTAATTATTGAACCTTTAATGGAAATGGTTACTGCAATTGGTGTAAGAGCAGGTATTAAAAATTTAAGAATATCATTACAAGATTTAGATAATGAAAGCTTTATTAATGATATGGGTAAAATGAAATATGCAGGTAAAGAAGTTAAAGAGCCTAGATTAGCTGATGCTGAAGAAGTAGAAGAAATGCCACAACAAGCTGGTGGTTTAATGGCTAGACCTGAATTAATGGGAGGAATGTAATGGCGTTTGTAACACCTTTTTTAATGGGAGCAGTAGGAGAAATCCAAAGGCAAAGACAAGAGACTGATGATATTGTAGGTAAAGTTGTAGATACAGTTGCACCTTATATATTAGATAAAGTATTTAATGCAGAGAAATTGTCTGAAAAACAAACTAAATTATTTAATGGATATTCAAGAAGATATGGAAATAACTTTGCACAAGTTATGGCTAATGCTAATCTATTAGAAAGTGGTGATGAAAAAGAAGCTGATGCATTAATTAAAAATTATTTTGGAACTGATGATTTAGGTTCTATTAAAAATATGATTGATGAAAAAGCTAAAGACTCTAAATCATTTCAAAAGTTGTTTGGTCAAAATCCTATTACAGCTAGACAAAAATCTATTAAAGATAAAAAAGATTTTATTAATGAGCAGTTTTCTGATAGAGCAAATCTAAAGAGATTAATGATTGACCCAGAACAAAAAAGAAGTGGTGTATCTGGCTTCTTATTTGGTGATAGAATTAGAAAAGAAGATGTACCAGGTGCAACTCAAAGATTAGCTGAAGGATTACAATTACCTACAACTGAATTAGCTGGTGCTCCATCACAAGACATTAGTACATTCTTAGGTGTTAAACCTTACAGTCAATTATCATTTACTGAATTACAACAGAGAACAGATAGTGCATCTGTAAACAGAGTAAGTAAAATTATGAATGATGCTGAACAAGCATTTGAAAGAAGAAAGATATATGCTAATCAATACGCTATTGATAAAAAGTTTAAAGCAGAATATGAAAAAATTAAAAAAGAATATGAAGCTAAAACAGGCGAAGCATATCCATTAAGTAAAGTTGATTATGCATTTAAAAAATTCTTACCATCTTATGTAGAAACATTTGCTGGTATTAATTACTATCCAACTAAACCTGTAACAACTGAACCTGCACAAACAACACAACCTGCCCAAGTACAGACTCCTGTACAAACTACTACTCCATTTAAAACACAGGTAACTGCTAAACCTGGTACAGGTAAATTTAGATTACAAGTACAGGAAAGAGTAAATGAAATGCAGGAAAAAATGAGTGGTATTGAACCAGATCAATTAGTAGCATTTGCTAATCAGAGAATAGCTGAATTAGAAAAAAATGCATCTGCTAATTATGATCCTTCCCAAGACATAGAAGTTATAAGAGCAACGACAAGATTACAACTACAACAATTACGTGTAGATCCTAAAACTTACGGGTATTAATCATGGACAATCCATTTAGTGCGATTGGTCCTCAACCAGAAAAGAAAGAGGTTAAACAAGATATACTTGTAAATCCTTTTAGTTCTTTTGGTCAGGCACCATCAGAAACAAAAACTAAAAATCCATTTGATGATATTGGACCTAGTACTGAAAAATTTGGTATTAGTGATAAGGCACCTTATTATCAAGGTTTATTATTAGATCGTTCTACACAAGCTGGACCTATGGCTAAGGTTGGTCCAGGTACTATTGATGGTAATGCTAGTTGGTTTGATAATTTTTCATACGGTTTTAAATTAGGTATCTCTGATACTGTTCGTGGTTTTAAACAAATGGCAGGTTCTGACCTTGAGAAATTAAGGGAAGAACAACAGGATCTCTATGCCCGTATGCAAGCTGAAGATGGTATATGGACTACTATAGGTTACTTTGGTGGTGCTTTATTAGATCCTGTTACTTGGCTTATTCCTTTTGCTAAAGCTAAAACTATTTATAGTATGGCAAAAATGGGTGCTGTATCTGGTGGACTTGTAGGTGCACTTGGATATGTAGATGAAGATAGTATACTTAATACTAGAACTAAACAAGCTGGTGCAGGTATACTAGGTGGTGCAATTATAGCACCTGTTGTAGGAAGTCTAGGTAAATTAGTTGGTAGAAAAACTCCAGGTGGTTTATATCCAGAAGCAGATGTAAATGTAAAAACATTAAATCAATCTGCATTTACAACTTCAAGATTGCAAGGTGCAATGGGTGAAAGGTTTAGACAAATTAGAGTTAGAACAGATAAAGATATAAAGTTTACAGAAAGAGAATTAGTTAGAGATTTACCAAATAAATATATATTAAATCCAGTTAGATTATTTTTTAATAATACATTTGTAAGACCTTATCAGGAGTATATTGGTAAACCTGGGTTTGAATATTTATCTACTGGAAAATTTGGTCCAGATATTGCTACGGGTGCTGTTGGTGCATTTCTTGGTCCACAATATTTAGAAGAAGATGCAACAGCTATGCAAAAATTTAGTGCAGCATCTATAGGATTTTTAGCAGGATTTACTGGTGTAGGTATTGCTAAAAGAGTTCCAGTAAAAAGAACATTTTTAAAAGGTACTAAAGATGAATACACAAAAACAGTACCATTCTCTGAAGTACTTGCGAGAGGTATTCAAGATAACTATGGATTACCTAAAGATGCTAGTGCAATTAAAGCAAAAGCATTAGGAAAACAAAATGAGATTAGTGGACGATTCACAGAGTTAGCTGAAAAAGCTATGCAACTAACTACTGATGAAAGAAAACTTCTATTAAATTTAATGGAAGGTGATATTAAATATGGTCCAACAAAAATTAAAAAGTTATCTGATGAGTTTAGAAAAGAAGTTAAAACATTAGGTCAAATGTTTGTTGACTTTGGATTGTTAAATAAAGAAACCGTTCAAAGAAATGTTAATAGATACTTAAGAAGAACATACATGAAAGACCCTAAGCTTGCACAAATTGGTGATGAATTAAAACCAAGAGGAATTATTATTGAAGTTCCTAAAGGCGAATATTTAAAAAGATTTAAAAATGATAAAGCTTATTACATTGGTGCAGGTAGTGATGCGAAAGCTATTAAAGAAATACAAAAGATAAGATTTGAAACACCAGAAAAAATTAATAGTCCAGAATACAAAGCTTTAGAAAAACAAATTAAAAAAGATAGTGCTATTGAAGGACATGTTGGTTGGGAATTATTTGATTTAGATCCAAAGAAATTTGCTAAATTAAAAAAAGATGATGGTATTAAAATCAGATGGGAATTAACTAAACAGGAAAGAATTGCACTAGGTGAAATTGAAGATGGTGCATTAGCTATTTCTGAAACAGGTAGAATTTTAAGTGGACAATTAGGTCGTTCATTTTTCTATAGTGAATTATCAAAAGCAAATTATGTTTATACAAAACCAACAGGTGCAGATATTGCTAAGTATACTTTAAAGCAAATACCTAATACTGTAATTCAAAATACTGCTGGTAAAAAAAGATTTGGTCCATTAGCTGGTAAATGGGTACCAGAAGAAGTTTATGATAATTTAATTAGAACAGATAATTATCTAACAAAAACTCCTAATGAATTTTATAGACAATATAAAAAATTAAATTCATTATGGAAAGTTTCTAAAACTGCATTTAATCCTACCGTTCATATCAATAATACATTTAGTAATGTAGTATTATATGACTTAATGGATGGGTCTAGATTTGCTGAAAATATAACTGCTGCTAGTAGATCAATGCTTCAAGCAGGCAAAGGTAAGAAATCAGAGTTATTTGATTTAGCACAAAAGTATGGAGTATTAGAAGCTGACTTTGTTACTAATGAATTAAAAAATATTACAAAAGTATTAAAAGAAAATCCATATAGTGTATTTAAAAATAATAAACAAGATCCTTTTAATAATTCTGTAAGTGCTGCTAGTATTATTTTTAATGATTTAAAAAGAAGTGCATTTGGATTAAAGTCTGGTGCTAAATTTGCTACTGATTTATACAGAGCAGAAGATACAGTATTTCGTATTGCATTATTTAGAGATAGACTTGCAAAAGGATTTAGTCCAGTTGATGCTGCTTTAGATGCAAGAAGAGGATTTGTTGATTATGATATTAATGCACCTGTTATTAATTTCTTAAGACAAACTGCAACTCCATTCTTAGCATATACATATAGAATTGTACCATTACTTGCAGAGACTGCTGTGGTTAGACCATGGAAGTATGCTAAATGGGCAGCATTAGGATATGGTTTAAATGCTTTAGGTGGTTACTATGGTGGTGGTGATGAAGCTGAAGAAAGAGCATTAATGTCTGAAATGGAAAGTGGAAGAGTTATGGGTATACCTTTCTTACCACATAGAAATATTAAATTACCTATACCACAAGGTGTTATAAAAAGTGAAGAAGGTGCTGAACAAAAATCTTATTATGTAGATGTAACAAGATATGTACCTGGTGGAGATGTATTAGATTTAAATAATTTAGGACCTGTTCCTGGATTACCTGCACCTATTCAACCATCATTTGGATTGATTGGAGATATTATACCTCCTCTATTTGGATATGATGTATTCAGAAGAGAAAAACTAAAAGGTCTTGGTGTATCTACTACAGATGATATGAAGATAAGATTTGGTAAAGCTTTAACAAATTTAATACCAAACTTTCCATTTGCACCTGGCTCATACACTACACAAAATATTGAAAGAGCAAGAAACCAAATAGTAGAATCTCCATTTAGACCAGAACAAACAGAACTAGGAGCATTAGCTAGAGGTCTTGGATTTAAAGTTAAAGAAGCAGATATAGATAAATTAACTGCAACTAAAGCTTTAGAACTTAAGAAAAAAATTACTGGTATCAGAGAGCAGATGGCAGTAGAGTATTCTAAATTTACAAAAGGTATTATAACAGAAGAAGAATTTGAAAGTGTTATAGAAAAGAAAGCAGAAAGAATTGGCAAGATAGCTGATAGCTATGGAGTTAAATTTGAAACTACTGGTAAAAAGATTGAACCTAAAGCTTTGATACCAGGATTACTTGCATTACCAGGCGAACTTGGAATACCAGGTTTACCTGTTTATGAACAAACCAAAAAAATGTTTGAAAATAAATAATGACAAAAAAACCAAAGACAACAAGTGAACATCTTATAGCAATTTATGGATATATAACTGGACTCAAAAAAGAAATATACACAATAAAAAATAATCACCTTAAACATATGCATGAAGACATAGAAAAAATTCATACAAAGGTTGATACATTATTGTATGTACTTCTTGGAGGACTTGGTGCATTGGCTCTTGCACTTATCAGTTATATATTATCATGAAACTATTTGTAATATTTGGAATAATATGCTTCGCTAATCCTGAAGCACCTAGAGGTATAACTTGTTTAGAATATACTGAACCAAAAGGTAAAGTATATACTAAAAAAGAATGCTATGAACACTCTAAATTAACTGGAGATACTATAGCTGAAGAACTAAATAAAGGTGGAGTACAGATAATGGAACAAATTATCTGGTGTGTTAAAGACAAAGGAGATCCAGCATGATTATGAGAAAAACTACAGATACTATTGTTATTCACTGTGCAGCTACAAGACCTCATATGGATGTAGGTGTAAAAGAAATACGTGAATGGCATAAAGAAAGAGGATTTGAAGATATAGGTTATCATTATGTTATTAGACGTTCAGGAGTTGTAGAGAAAGGAAGAGATGATGAATTTCAAGGTGCTCATGCAGTTGCTGTTAATGGTACATCTATAGGTATATGCCTTATAGGTGGAGTTGATGATAATTTAAAATGGGAAAATAATTTTAATGATGCACAATTTAAAAGTTTAATTAGTATTATAAAAATACTTAAAAGTAAATATGAAACTATAGATAAAATTATAGGACATAATGAAGTAGAATCTAATAAAGATTGTCCATCATTTAATGTACAGGAGTGGTTAAAGAAAAATGGCTTGGTTTAATTTAATAAGTCTTGCAGTAAAAGCAGGAAGTCACATCTATAAAAACAGACAGGAAACAAAAATGTTAATGTCTGATGCACAGAAACGTCATGCATTAGCGATGGCAAAAGGTGAGGCAGAGTATCAAGGTAAATTACTTGAAGCAAGACAATCAGACTGGAAAGATGAATTCATACTCATACTATTATCGCTGCCTATAGGTTTATTAGCTTGGGCAGTATTTAGTGATGACCCTACAGCTATGGAAAAAATGAAATTATTCTTTGAGTATTTTTCACAACTACCATTCTGGTATCAAACTATTTTTGTAGGAGTTATAGCTAGCGTGTATGGTTTGAAAGCAACAGACTTAATTAAGAGGAAATAAAAATGGATAGTAAAGATTTTTTAAAAATGATTAAACAAAAAGTTTCTGAAACGAGTAAGAAAGCTTTATCTGTGTATTCTTATAAACAAAGACAAAGCAGACCACGAGTGAAGAAGGATATTTTAAGAAATGAAAATTAGTGAAAACACTAATATTGGTTTACCATTAAAAAATTTATTAGGTTTAATTAGTGCTATTGTTGTAGGTGCATGGTTTGCATTTACAGTCATTGAAAGACTTAATAATTTAGAAACAAGAAACAAGTTATTTGAAAAAGATTTATTAGAAGCAAGTGTTCAAAAGCCAGTGGATCAGGAACAATTTATGCTCTTAGAATGGCAGGCAAAACAAATAGAAAAAATGCAAAAACAATTAGAGGACAATGTACATACAGGTGTGATGCTAGATCAACATGAAAAAGAAATTGAAAAAATTAAAAAAGATGTAGAAAAATTAAAGGATGCAACAAGAGATATTAAATTTGCAAATGGAAATGGTAAACATTAATGGAAACAGAACTTATTAATTTCTTTTTAAAATACTTAGATCCGAACTTTTTTAGCAAAGCATTTAGTTATTGCTTTTGGTACTGGGGATTTTTTACAGTGATCTTGATTGTTTTATTGAGGAAAAAATAATGACTAAAATGGTTATTGCATTATGTTTGTTTTTAAATGGTGAACTTATTGAGCATCGTGTTCAAGCGTCTATGTCTGAATGTTTAAAAGGTAAAAGAATTGCAACAAGAAATATGAACATGACTGATAAACAACTTATGTGTGGTCAAGTCAAAGCTATCATGGAAAAAAACGTAGATGGTAGCGAAAGTATAAAAAAGATTATAATAGAAAGTAAATAATGAATGCTGGTGTATTTCAAGAGTATGATTATAATAATGAATATGCTGAATGCGAATGGCGGCAATGAAAAATTTTGTTGCAAAATATTTAAATAAATTTAATAAACCTAAAACAATAAAACCTAAAAAGGGAAAAGGAAGCTACTCAAGAAATGTATTTAAACGCAAACATACCAGTCATTGAGTGCTACGTTAGAGGTAATTATTTAAGAAATCAAAAAGATTCTCACGATAAATATTTTGAGTGTGCTATATTTGGATTTAGTTCAATACCAAATCAAGTACCTTTGTTTCATTTTCTTATGGAAGATGGGGGCATATGGTGGAGAGCACCTATATCTGCATTTTGTAAAAAACCTAATGTAGAAGAATTACCACTTAATGAATTAGTTATGTGGGATAGCTTTAGTTATAATGTAGGAGTTACTACATTCTATGAACTTGCAGGTTGTAAAATGCAATACATATCAAGACGTAAAGTAAAAAGAAAAGGAACATATCTATTTACTATTGATTGGTGTGGCGGAGATTACAATGAATTAAACTTTGGTTATTCGGAAAAACCAGACCAGCATAAATGCGGGCATGTTATTGAATTAGATGATGGTAACTATGCAATACAACCTAATAATAGATTAAGAGTATTTGATGCATCTATGGGTACTGATTTAGATAAGCCACCTATTATTCACAGATTAGTAAGTGATAGGAGATGGTCAGTTGAAACAAGTTCTAAATGGATAACTGATGAGTATGAAGAAGGCAGCTATGACTACAACTTTAAGGAGTTAAAAGATGAGTAAAAAAAGTACAGTCAACAAAGCAGGCAATTACACAAAACCAGGATTAAGAAAAAAATTATTTAATCAAATCAAAGCTTCAAGTACACAAGGTACTAAAGCTGGACAATGGAGTGCACGTAAAGCACAGCTATTAGCAAAGAAATATAAAGCTGCAGGTGGTGGTTATAAATCATGAAGGATAGTTTACTCGTACATAAGCATTTAATTATTCGTGCAGAGGCAATGAAGCCTCCTATGGAAGAAGATAAAAGCTGTGAATGGTTATCTGAATTTATAAAGTTTATAGATATGAAACCATTAGTAGGTCCATTTGCAAAGTATTTAGATATACCAGGAAATAGAGGATTAACTGTAGCTGCAATTATAGAAACATCACACATTGTAGTGCACATATGGGATGAACCTATGCCTGCATTAATACAAATGGATGTATATTCTTGTGGTGAATTTGATCCCATACAAGTATGCGAAAAAATTAAAAAAGATTTTGATATAACTAAGATAGAATATAAATTTTTAAATAGAGAAACAGGATTAGTAGATATTAAATGAGTATAACACATTACCCCATGCTAATTACTACCTCTAGTGGTAGTGAATCTGGAATACCTTTTTACCTAGAAGTTGCTAAAGGTAATATACCTGGTTATTCAAAAGTAAATAAGTTTGGATATAATGATTCAATTGGATCAGGTTCTTTTGAAGTTATTTGGGAAACAGGTGGACAGTATCCCTATCAATCTTCGGCAGTTACTGTGGATGTAGTGAGTGATGATGCTAATGACGATGTAGCAGGAACGGGTGCTAGAACTTTAAAAATACAAGGTCTGGATGGTTCTTATAATTTAGCTGAAGAAACTGTTGACATGGATGGAACAACTACAGTTACAACTACACAAGAATTTTTAAGAGTTTTTAGAATGTCTGTCGAAACAGCAGGAACATCTGGAAATAATGAAGGTAATATATCTGTAACTTATACAGGTGGATCTGATGTTGCTGCAACTATAACAGCAGGAAATGGTCAAACACTTATGGCAGTATACACTATACCTGCTGGTAAAACAGGATATATTGTAGCTATGAATTTTGGATCTTCAAAAGATCAGGAACAAACTTGTAAGTTAAAAACTAGAGATAATACAATTGCTAATGCTGCATTTCAAACAAAAGAATATTTAAATATTAGAGGTGGTTTTACATACTTTCCTAAAAGAGCTATAACTCAAATTACGGAAAAAACAGATATAGAATTACAAGCAATTTCAAATTCTACTTCTTCAGCATCGGGAGGATTTGAGTTAATACTCATAGATAATTAACATGATAGTAACTAAAAAAAGAACAGTTGGATTAGTATTAACAACAGGCAATCAAGATATTTATACTGTACCTGCAAATCATGAATCTAATATTAAAAGTATATTCATAAGTAATCTTACAGGTAGTACAGTTACATTTAGTTTAGATTGGTATGATAGTGCAAGTACAACATATCACACTATAGCAGAGGCAACAACATTGAAAGCAAATGCTCTCATTCAAATTACAGAAGGATTCTGGCTACATAAAGCTGATAAGATAAGAGGATTAGCTAGTGCTAGTGCATCTGTACAAATTAGTATTAATGTTGAAGAAGAGTATGTACCTAAACAATTTAACTAGGAGATCATATGGCTCTTGCTAAATCGCAAAAAAGTTTAAAGGCATGGACAAAACAAAAATGGAAAACAAAATCTGGGAAGAAATCCAGCGTTACTGGAGAGAGGTATTTACCAGAGAAAGCTATAAAAAGCCTATCTGCTTCAGAGTATGCCGCAACAACCAGTGCAAAAAGAAAAGGTAAAGCACAAGGCAAACAATTTGTAAAACAACCTAAAGGTATAGCCAAGAAGGTTAAAAAATATAGGAAGGTATAATGTCTAAAGATAATAGTACTAAAGACAAATTAAAAAAATATGGTTTAACAAGTTTAAATAAACCTAAAAGAACACCTAATCATCCTACTAAAAAAGGAATCGTTGCTGTTAAAGATGATGGCAAGGTTAAGATTATTAGATTTGGTGATCAAAAGATGGGACATAATTATAGTCCAGAAGCTAGAAAGAGTTTCAAAGCTAGACATGCATCAAATATAGCTAAAGGAAAAACAAGTGCAGCTTATTGGGCTGATAAGTTTTTCTGGGCTGGACCAGGAGGTTCAAAAAAATCTCCTCCCAAAGGACAGAAACACAAGAAGGGTACAGCGTAATGACATTCGGTGAGGATCCATTTAAATTTAATAAATACTTTAAAGGAAATAAAACAGATGCTATAAAATATTTTATATTATTTTTAGTATTATGGTATATATTATCTCACCACTAAAATAAAAAAGGGGAGCCCGAAGACTCCCCCCAAAGGCAACACATGACAGGCTCCTTATTTGGGAGCCTTTTTTATTTGGAAACGAAGTTCTCTAGTTTTACCAGACCACCTCTTTCTCCAAATCCAGCTACTGAGTCTTGCTAGATTTTTATCCAGCATATCAACCAATGGATTATGCCAAAGCATAACTCTACATTGATTGCAGTAATTTCTTAATATCGTCTTCAAGTTTTTTCCCTGCTGAATTGCAGTGGTTAATAACTGCCGCACATAAATTTGCATGATAATTATATCCTTTTAATGCTTCTCGTATTTTACCTACAGGTTTTCCACCGTAGTCTAATACTATTTGATTATCTTCGCTTAATCCAATCTTAAGTTCAAACAACAAGCCAACATGTTTATTAACTTCTTTTGGTAGTTTCTTTTTTGTTGTCATTCTCACTTTCTCCTTTATATTGTTTTACGAAGTCTTTACTTAGTCTAGGGTCTAAGGGTTCTAATGCTGCTAACATATTCATAAGCTTTACAACTTCTGCATATGGTCTACTCATTAGATATCTCATTATCTCCTGTAGTTGTGTTGATGTTATTAAAAATGTTCTATCCATTTATATTCTTCCTCCCCTCCAATCTTCATATACTTGTGTAACATAATTCTTATCAGCTAAATAAGTATTCGGACTAGCTTCTCTATGAAATACATTACTACAATGTGTAATAGTTTCTTCTAATGTCATACCTGATTCAATACAATTAGCAACTTCATCTTGCACCTCCATAACTGCTGCTTTTATATGTCCCATGTTTTAACCTCCTTAATTAATTTGTTTAAATACCATTCAGCTTTTTCTAAATCCTGTAATGGTTTTCCTTTAAATTTAAATCTGCCAACATACTTTAATATATTTCCTTTTAAGTATCCTACAAATTCATCTGAAGTCATATAGTCTTGTATGACTTCAATCGTTTCTCTCTTACCTTGCTTGTAATGTTTAGGAGAGTTTACTTCGTCATTATTAAAAAAAGATGAATTAACCATATAACCTCCTTACTTGATTATAACTCACAGTTTCTAAATCATATTCACCATTAGATACATTATACTTTACAATCAAACCACTCCACCATAGATGCTGTGTTTCTTTTGCATAAGCTTCAGTATGATTTAAATAACAACCTGCAGATAAAGCTTGTACTTTTTTACCATTAGGTAATGTAGATATAGCATAATCTAATAAATGACAATGACCTACAGTTGCAGATACTTTATGTTTATTTAAAATAGTTCTAGCTATATTTTCTCCAGAGATAGCACGACCTGTAATACCTGATGGTAAATGATGTGTATAATAAACACCATTAATAGTTGTACCTTTTTTATATGGTATTTCTTTCCAACCATATTTTTTATATTGTAACATATTAATACTTAGTGTACCTTCAAGTTCAGGATTATCTTGTACTACTCTATCAATTCTATCTTCATGATTACCTAGTATCATAATCTTTTTAACTTTATGTTTACCTAATCCTTTATCAAATTGTTGAAGTGCATCTTCAGTATGCTCTACATCTTTATTAAATCTTCTACCTTCAAATGATAACTTGGCTTTATCATATGAACATAGAGAATCTACACTACAAAAATCACCCATGCATATTACATGTGTAGCTTTAGCATCTGCTGCAAGTCTTCCTGCCCACAGAAATCTATCATTGTTTGCTTTAGGTGTACAATGAGGATCACCAATTATTAAATGTGTAGCCATTAGTTTATGTCCTTTGGTTTACGGGGTTTATAATGATCAAAGAAGTCTATAACATTATCTTCTCCATCTGTCAAATCTGCAGAAGATAAAAATGGTTCATCTAAACCTTGTTCACCACTATCTACTTTTTGTTTATCTTCAGCAAATCCTTTCAATCCTAGTAAGTATGTTGAATGTGGGTCTGTCACAGCTTGTTTAATCATACCTCTAGCCATAATTGAAATCATATCATCTTCTTCATATCCATATTCAGCAGTATCTCCAAATACAATACCACAAGTAAAACCATTTTCCCATGGCATAATAACTATTTTTGTAGCACTATCTATATCACTTTTTTTCATCTTGGTCATGGTTACTCCTACTTGTTGGTGGTATTACTGCCACTCGGTTTACATTTAATTTTAAAAAATGTTCTGCGTCTACAATAGCTAATGGTCTTTTCTTATTCATCTTAATAAATACAAGTGGCTCTAAATCTCCATGAGCAGATGCCTGATCATATGCTTTATAAATTCCTTTCCACGTTTCATTATTCTTACATTCAATATCATATGGAAAATATTTCTTACCTGTTTTAGATAACTTAATATCTGCACCAGTTTCTCCCATGATAGCTACTCTTATATCATCTTCTGATAGAGCAAGGGATAGACCCCTCAGACTATCCCTTACCCAATCTTGAAGTCTACGACCTTTAGCTTTCCGACTACGTACTGTACTCATCTTCTTTCCTAGGGTTATTAACTTCAGTATACCAAACCCATTTAGGGTTCTTTCCTTGTGACTGTTGCTGTGGTAACATTTGCAACTTCTTACCCCAACAAGGAATCTTATATGGACAAAAAGAACAGACGCTACCTAATACTTTATTACCTGTCTTCTTACCTCTATAAGTTTCTTCTATATCTGAATAACATCTTTTAAATGTTTCATTAGCTTTTAAAGCTTTTGCATTTTCTCTTGCAGTAGATAATGCCTTCTCTCTGTATTCAGAATCTTCAATAGGAGTTTCACATATTGTCCACTCTCCAGTAGATTTATTAATAGCTATCCACCCACCGAAAGGAAGCTTTTCACTTTCAGCATACAGATAACCTTGTGGTATATATCCAAATGCATCATCTTCTGCCATGGCTCCAAAGCCACCATTCTCTCCAAACTTTTTATCAAACGAATAAGGTGATGCACTTTTAATATCCCAAATCTTTTTATCTATACGTATGTCATATTCACCATCTATCTTACTCCCATTATATTTATAAACAACTTTTTTATGCTGGTCTTCAACATTTACTCCAGCAGATTTCATTACGAATATAGCTAATGCTTCAATCAAATCACCAAATGTGTTTCTCATTTTAGCATTATAAGGTTGACCTTCTCCTTTAATATTTTTAGATTCCATTTGTAATTGACACAATGGTCTACCAATATTACTCATTCGTATTTGAAACTTATCTTTTCTTTCGTCACTAAATTGTTTACGTAATGCCTTTTTACAAGCTTCGCCAAATTCCTCAACGAGTTCATCAGATACCTCGACAGGTGCCTTAGACACCTGGTCGAGATAAATCTGTACTTTGTGAAGTATATCGTTCATTATGCTGATAACATTTCTGCTGGGTCTGGTAAGTCATCATCTAACTCTTCAACCACTTCGGCAGACTTTGCATCTTCACCATTATATTTCTTACCTTTAGCAGATTTCCATAGCCTAGCTACTTCCTCGTTCTCTGCTCTGATAGAATTTTGAAATACTTGTAAAGTATCTACATCTTCTTTGGACATTTTCAGATTAGCTTCCGCATTAGCGTTGATGACTGGAACATAAAATACATTACTTCCTTTTTTCTGACGCTTGCTTTCTAATTTAAATGTACAAGTAAACATTAGCTTATCTTTATTTTCTAATTCTATGATAGCATCAGATACAGGTTTAAAGCTAGTACCAGTTACTCTCCACATTACAGGAAAGTTTGTAACCTTTTTAGCATTACCTTCTGCATCTACACCATCAAAAGATACTAGACCATATATTAATCTATAACATCTGATTTGTTTTTGTACAGCTAATTCTTCTGCAGTTAATCTATCACGTTCTTTGTATGGAACTTTATTACATTTAGTACCACCTTGAATATCAATAGCTTCTTCTTTCCATGAAGAAAAGATTACTGACCTATTTACATATTCAGTTTTCTCTGGGTCATAGTGCATGTACTGAAGTCCAGATATAAATGGTCTTAATGTAACTGCCTTACCATAATAGTTTTTATTTTCTCTAGAATCATAAACAGTAAAATGTCCAATAGGTAATTGATTACCATTGTCATCTTCTGGGTTACGATTGATTGTCAATCTAGGAATAATGTTTTCTCTTTCAGAGCCACCAGAATATTGCCCAATGGCTTTCATTATTTCCTGTTTAGACATTGTATTTAAATTAATTAAATCTGACATAAGTAATTTCCTCCTTTGATGTCAATTATTGATTCATTATATAACATGTTTTGCATTAAATGTCAATAGTATATTTATCTTTTTTTAAAGATAAAATCTGTTATAAGAAAAATACCCATAATTATAAGGGTTATTTGTAGTATTAAATCTAACATATCTTAGTTACTCCTTCTGTTGCTATAACTTCAAGCTTATCTGCTTGAGCAAAGGTTTTCATTTCTTCATAGAATGGGTGACCTGCGTCAATTAATAATTTCCTAGGTTCAAACTCACACTCCTGCATAAGTACAGTGTAGTCTAAATATGCACCATAGCTATCATCTTCAAAGTCATCTAATGTTTCTAGTAGTTCAACCATTAGTAATCCCTCTCCCTTATAGTTATATGACAATCTATCTCTCCAGAAAATCTATGACCATGCTCATCTCTTAAGTGCTCAAGAAATTTAGCCAAGTCTTTTGCAGCTATACCATCGTCAAAGTTAAAATTAGAAAGTACAGAATCCTTTATAGGTTTATCTTTACCTTCTTCATACTTGTCTCCAAGTAATTCTATTGATACTTTATCTAATATCATTATGCTACCTCCTCCATGTCTAACCAATTATACCCTATTTTTAATTCAGAGTCAAGTGGTACGTTAAAGTTAATTCCATAGTATTCCTTCATGGTAGGAACTACAGATGATGTGCCCTGTTTAAATATATCACTCATCACATCTTCTTCTCCAGGGTAAACATCAGCTACGATTGAATCGTGAACTGTGTTGATAAGTAAACTCTTAACCTTTTGTTCTTTCATTAACTTATATATTTTTATACATGCTAATGGTACAATATCTGCTGTCGCAAATCCTTGTACTGGATAGTTTTTAATTTGTGTACCATAACTTGACCCACCCCAAGGCATACGTTCTGCATATGGAAATGCATATTCTCTACCTGTAGGTAGTTTAACTCGTTTATAAGTGATAGCTTCTGTCTGTAATTTATCATGCCATTCAGCTATCTGTTTATATTTCTTTAAGAATGCAGAGTAATATTTCTTTTCATTTTCTGTACCTGTAACTCCACCATACAAAGGTTTAAAGGTATGTGCCTTTGCATCTTGTCTGCTACAACCTATAATATCTGCAGTATACTGGTGCACATCTACATTATTTTTAATGTCTTCTATACCTTGTGCATCTTGAGATAAGAATACAGCAGTTCTAAATTCTAATTGTGCAAAGTCTATTTCTAGTATTCTACCACCTTCAAATCTAGATTTGATTACACTACGTATAGGAAATGTTTTTGCTCTAGGTTGGTTTTGAAAGTTTGGGTCACGACTAGATAATCTTCCTGTAGCTGTAACACACTGCATAAATTTAGGGTGTAGTAATCCATCTTCATTAGTATATTCTTTAATACCATTTACAAATGTAGATAGATAAGTATCAATAGCATTGTATCTCATGATATTATCAATGAAGTCTTTTAGTTCTCCACTAGCTTTGGCTCCCATTTTTTGTAATGTGATTCTATCAGTTTTAAATCCACCATCAGCTAAATCATATATGCTTTTAGGTTTCTGATTAAATCCTGCTACCTTACCTAGATTAGAATAAGTTAATCCTTCTCCATCACATGTAGCACATTTACTATAATTTTTATATGGACTTCCATCTTTCTTAAGTTTTTTAATTACGCCTTTACCTAAACAATCTACGCATTGACTAGATGAAGTTTTATATATTACATCTGTATTCTCATTTATGTGCCTAACAATTTGAGATACACTCATCTGTGGTCTTCGCTTTTGTTTCTTTGTAATCTTGTCTACACCTATATTAAATATAGACCTCCATCTTTCTTTGTCTTTAACTTTTCTAGAATAAATTAACCAAGATAATTGTTCTGTACTATTAGGATTAATCTTTGTATCTCCCATTTTATTATAAATAGTTTTCTCAATTTCTGCACGCAAGTATGCATACTCTGCTCTATATTGTTTCTCAACATCTGCAAGTGCATTTATATCTACATGAATACCATTACGTTCCATATCAGTTAGCACAACTGTAAACTCATTCATCATCTTAACTGTCTTTAATAGATGTTTATTCTTATCCATTTTAAAATCATTCATCTGTGCATTGAATAATGTTTTAGTAATCATAACATCTTGCCTACCATATTCTTCTACAATATGATGTGGTATGTTTTCAAAGGATACACCTCTGTCTAAAAATTCTTTTATCTTATCATCTTTCTTTCCTATCTTTCTTTTCTTACAAATAGAATCTAATGCAAGACTATTTTTAATTCCTCTTAATAAGATATATTCTCCTATCATGGTATCATATATTCTACCGCTATACTTAAATCCAGATTCTAACAACCAAGCTAAATCAAATTTAATATTGTGACCTACAAGTAATGTTGTTTCATCTAGTACTTCTTGTATTCTTGGTGCTGCACCTTTACTTGTTTTTTCTGAGTGATTTAAAAAATAATACTCATCTCCATATTTAGAATTAATACCACAACTCACTAATATATTTTTTGGATTGAATGGTAATGGGTCTATCCTACCAGATTCTTCTTTTATAAATGAAGTTTCTAAATCAATTACAGTTATCATATTGTCCTTTCTAATTAGTATACCTGCTAGTTTTTTTATCTAATCTAACTGTTTTCATACCATGAAAACCAGTAATCTTATTCTTACTTATACATAAGTATCTATCTAAATCTGGGTCTTCTGGAGATATTTGAAATTTACCTATACCGATAATTAAATCTGCTTCTGCAGCTTTTCCAGTTTTAGAATTTTCCATCATGTCAAAAGATAATTCTCTTTTGTTGTGTGCATCTGCTGACGCTTGTGATATTGCAATAACTGCACAGTTGTGTCGCTTTGCAATCTCTCTTGCACTTGTATATATTGCTCGTAGTTTTTCATCTGTTCTGGCATATGTACCTTTAACACTTACCTTGTCAAGCTGGTCTATAACAATAATATCTGGTTTATATTTTTCACAATGTGCATTCATATCATCTATTGACCAATCAACTACATCTAACATTTTAATATTATCTTTTATCTCATTCCATAACTCATGAGATTCTTGTAAGTTATCTATAATCTCTTGTTTAGTTCTGCCTGTCCATGCTGTAATGGCTCTCATCTGTGTACGTACTGCAGGTTCCTCGTTTATAAATGCATGTACCTTTGCACCTTGTTGTGCAAAACCATTATCTCCTGCAACAAGACTTACCCAGAATGCTGTCTTACCTGTTTCTGGTCTAGCAAATGCTATCATAAAATTTCCAGGACCAATTCCATCTACATTATTTTTTAACTCATCTAAATTAAATTTCCATTTAGTTGTTACAGTTAGTTTATTAATTAACTCTCCAATGTTATCTGTAACAGCATCAACTTCTTCTACTGGTTTTTTAGTTTCAAATTCTTCTATTATATTTTTTATTTGTGAAAAGTTAGCAGGTGCACCATTGTATATTTCAGTTGCTTCAACTGCAATCTTCTGTGCCACATCTCTCTCTTGTAGTATTCTTATTATGTCTTCTGCTATTTTATTGTTTGGTTTTTCAGTTTCTCTTATGTCCTCAATCAATTCACTAATCGCAATCTTCATTGCTCTAGTTAATGCAGGATTATATTTAGTTGTATGTAAAGAATATAAATCATCAAGACTTATATCTTGTTCATATTCCTCATGTGCTTTCTCAATAGTAGAGAACAAAGACCCATAGCTACCTTCAAATACAGATGAAGCTATGTGCCCTTTATATTTATTATAAAAATCTTTTTCTAAAAGTAATTTAATAATTTGTTTTTCTATCACTTACAACCACCTTCCAAAAATTTTACAAATCTTCTGTATCTTTTTATCTTTTTCTTTTCTCTATGTAATAATTCAGATACTTCAAGGAATAACATTTTAAATCTATCTCTAGATTCTTTAAGAGTATCTATTTGTTTAGTCAAATCTAATTCTCCTCTATCATCTATTGGCATAAAATATATCTCCTATCTGTTTAGTATCGTAGTATTTTAAATCATCTTCAAGTATCTTGACTTGAACATTATCAAATCCTCTATATCTTAAACGATTCGCTATGTCAAATGCTTTTGTTGTAGCATCTCTATCAAGTGCAACATAAATAGTTTTATATTGTTTTAAATGTTTATCAAACATATCATTATAACTTGTACCCATAAGTGCTACACCTGTAAGTACATTAGATACAGCACATGCACTTGCACAATCCTCTACAAGTACAGCATCATCATACTCTCCACATTTAAATGGTACATTTTTATTTCCATACATAAACCATTTAGGTTGTACATCTTTAGATAAACCTCTACCTACTCCACCTCGTATGTTGTCGTATTCTTTAATCATAAAGACTACTCTATCCTGTTTGACATCATACTTGATATCGGCTCTTCTCCATGTATAGGATTCCCAACAGTTATTCTTTTGTAAATATTTTATGGCTCTTTCATTTGAATAGACTGGTTTAAAATAATCAGGTACATTAAACTTATCTATTTCTTCTACTGGTTCCGAATTAAATATTTTTTTAATCGTAGCCATAGACATACGTTTTCTTTCTGTACCTTTAGCTTCACATGAAGCATGAAAACAATGCCAACTTAATCTGTTGTCATCATTAGTTACACTTAATGTATTCTTATGATTACAGAATGGACAATCCAATCGCATTGTCGTATCTGGTGGTATCAAATACGAATGTAGTATTCTTAATTGTTCGTTATATCCCAACTATAATACCTCCCATATAATTTGTTTTAGTTCTTTAACTGTACCTGAAGGTTTAAATTCTATATCTAAAATTCTTTTTAAGACTTCTTCTCGTACCAGTTTACTTGCTTCTTCTATTTTTTTATTATCAAACAAAGATTCATGTGGCAACATTCCAAATTCAATGTCGCCCATATGACCCAATGCTATGACTCTTGCTTTTATTTTCATAACTATTCCTCTAGCATAAAATTAATCATGTGTCAAGTTAAACTCCACGCTTATCTAAATATTTTTCTCCATACTTTAATGCGTGTTCATGTGCTTTTTCTGTTTCTAAATCAGAGAAGTAATCCTCTAGACCTTGTTCTACATCTTTAGGTAAATCAGTAATAACTTCTGATGTACCATCTGTCCATGATATCTTTAGATTCCAACCCATTATTTTTAATGGCTCATTAGGTGCACTCATATGTCCTCCTTATCTGACATGACTTTTCCAGTAATGTCCTTTGATTATATTTTTATATGACTTCTTATGTTCATATTCAAGTATGCCATAAGATATCATTCGTTTAATAACTCTATTGATTTGAGTACCATTTAATTTAGGTAATTGTTCTCTAGTCAATCTAGTTAAAACTCTTGGCTTTAGTTTTTCTTTTTCTTTTATTAAATCTACAACAACAGGAAAGACAAGGTTATAAGTGTTAGGTCTTTTATCTTTATTATAATAATCAATAAAAGATTTAAACCATTTATTCCATGCCTCTTTATCTTCCCATCTGGGTGCTGGCTCTCCCTCTACATACTTTACCATGCACTTGTTTCCTCATACATTTTATCAAATTGTTGCCACCAATCTTCCATGAAAGGATTACAACTATAATCAGATACAAGTTCATTATCTTCATTACCAAAGATAACCCATGCCCAACCTTTCCTTTTACCTTCTGCATCATAGATATGTAGATAGCTTTCATCACATGCTTCGGCATGTTCTTTTATTTCTTTATAGTCTTTTGATTTAGTACATGCATCTTCATCATCATACGCACCATAGTTTACTGTTATAGAACAATCTTTATTTAATGCATACTTAATTAAATTAAGATGTGCTCTACGCATTTCAACTGCTTCTTTTATTGCTGACGTTTCCATATGTTATCCTTTCAGTTAGTGTTGTTCATATGAAATATTCTTGATAGACTTCTTCCAGCATGACCTACAATCTCTACACTCTCCATCTTGTTTAAGTGCAGGACATGCCCTACCAATATGCTTTGTGCCTTTGGTGTGTACAGTAGATGTCCACTTCCAAAACTTAGGTGGCTTACCATTTACTTTAACAGCACTTGCTCTAATGATTAAGTTCTTGGGTAAAGAATCTATATCAATATTAGCTAGTGTACTATATTCTCTTGT